TGAATTCCGTAGGGCTGTAAAAGACTTCCTTATTGTTGGTCATGGCTGGCTTAAGTGTGGTTATCGTTATGTTGAAGAAGAAAGCATCTCTGAAGAGGGAGATCAATCTGATGCAAACGTTGAAGGCAATGAAGTAACTCCCTCTATTGTTGTCGTTGAAGATCGTCCTTTTGTTGAGCGTGTATCACCATTTGATGTATTTGTAGACCCCGATGCTACGTCTATGTACGATGCGCATTGGATTGCGCATCGTATTCGTCGTTCACTCAAAGATATTAAGAGCGATAAAAGGTATTCACGTGCTGCTCGTGAAAACATTAACGCCACCTCATGGGGGCGTTACAGCGATGATCCAGCAAAACGTAAAATTCAAGACACAGAAGAAGGTTATGTTGAAGTATGGGAATACTACGACATCACTAAGAAAACTATGTGTGTTTTTGCTGAGGGATCTGAACAGTTCTTAGTTAAGCCTATGGATATGCCATATGCTTTTGGTCATCCGTTTGTGATGATTCGTAACTATGACATCCCTGACTACTTTTATCCTATGGGTGATCTTGAGGCTATTGAGCCGCTTCAACGTGAGTTGAATGCGACTCGTACTCAGATGATGAATCACCGCAAACGATACTCACGTAAGTATTTGTTTAAGGAATCAGCATTTGATGCTGATGGTCGTGACGCATTAGAATCAGATTACGACAACGTCCTTGTCCCTGTTTCGGGTGACGAGAACCTCAATAACGTTGTTGTTCCTTTCCCTGCAGTTGTTACTCCTCCTGAGTTTTATCGTCAGTCAGATATCATTGAGGGTGACATTCAGACTGTTTCGGGTGTATCAGAGTATCAGCGTGGTGGTGTCCCTGAAATTCGTCGTACGGCAACTGAAGCAGCAATCGTTCAAGATGCTGCCAATGCTCGTGCAGCAGACAAGTTGGCAACTATTGAAGGCGCTATTGCTGAGGTTGCTTATCGTCTTGTTGCTCTTGCTCAACAGTTTATGACTGGCGAGCAAGTAGCACGTGTTGTTGGTAGAGATGGTGAACCTACTTGGGTTACTTTTGAATCTGAATATATTGCTGGTGAGTTTGACTTTGAAGTTGAGGCTGGTTCTACAGCCCCTGTGAATGAGTCGTTCCGACGACAGATGGCACTACAAATGGTTGACGCTATGTCGCCGTTTGCTGGCGCTGGGCTTATTAACATGCCTGCGCTTGCAGCGCATGTTTTGCAGTTTGGTTTTGGTATTAAGAACCCTGACCAGTTTATTCAGCAAGCACCTCCTCCTCCTGAAATGGGTGGTGGTGCTCCATCTGAAGGTGGTATGCCTCCACAAGGTGGTATGCCTATGCTTCCTGATATGGGTGGTATGCCTTCGCAGGGTGCGCCTGCTGCAGGACCAGTTCCTGTTGCTCCTCCACCTTCAAGCCCTGATGCGCTTTCAGGTGTTGACCCTTCGGTGTTAGCGATGCTTTCTTCTCGTATGGGCATACAGTTACCTAATACCATGTAACGATATATTTGTATCTATAGAGCAACCATTTAGGACTCTAAGGAGATACAGGTGACAGACACCTTTGAAGATAGCCTTGGCGCAGACCCCATTGTTGATGGACAAGTTGAAGATCAGGGATTAGCCGAACTAGATGCACCAGTTCTAGACCTAAGCGAATACAGTGACCATTACGTTACTGTAAAAGTTGATGGCGAAGAAGTACGTGTGCCTTTATCTGAGGCTGTTGCTGGCTATTCACGTCAAGCGGATTATACTCGCAAGACGCAAGAGTTGGCATCGCAAAAGCAAGAACTCCAATGGGCTTCTGCTATACGGCAAGCACTTGAAACTGATCCTGCTTCAACAATTGATTTGTTGTCAAATCATTATGGCATTAGCCGTAGGGATGCGCAACAGATGGTTGATGATGATCCGTTCTTAACGGATTTTGGGATTGAAGATCCAGTTGATAAACGTCTCCAAGAGATTGATAGACGAGTATCGGCTTTTGAACAGGTGCAGGCACAGCAGAGACTTGAAGACGAGATCGTGCGTTTGCAAACCAAATATGGTGAAGATTTTGATCCTCAAGAAGTTGTGTCCGCTGCCATTGCGCAGGGGAATACGAATCTTGAAGCAGTCTTTAAGCAGGTTGCTTTTGACCGTGTTAGTACTAAACGTTCAGTAGAAACTGAACGTGTTACTAAGGCGACTGAAGCGAAACGTGCAGCGTCTGTTGTTTCAGGTGCTACATCTGCTAGGACTGCTAAGGATGAGGTCGGACCTGTCAAATCAATCGCTGACGCTTGGGCTGCTGCTAAACGGCAACACGGTGTCTCTTAAACCTTAAAGGGGTATTATTATGGCTATTCATGGAGATGCACTACAAACTTTGTTAGCAACGACAGTTGCTAACTATCGCAAGACACTTACTGACAACGTTTTTAACGCTCGTCCTTTGACTTATTTCTTGATGGACAAGGGTCGTATCCGCATGTTGAATGGTGGTACGAACATTGTTGAACCATTGATTTATGGTGAGAACACGACTGTTTCTTCGTACTCAGGTTATGACACTATTTCGTTGACTCCTCAGTCGGGTATTACTGCTGCGGAGTTTGACTGGAAGCAGTACGCTGCTTCTGTCGCTATTTCGGGTATTGAAGAAGCGAAGAACAATGGTGAGCAGGCTATGGTTAACCTTCTTGAAGCGAAGATCATGCAGGCTGAAGAGTCAATGAAGGAAGGTTTTAACTCAATGTTCTTCGGTGATGGTACTGGTAACAGTGGCAAGAACTGGAGTGGTTTGGGTAACCTTATTGAATCAGGTAACAGTGTTGGTGGCATTGATGGTGCTACTGAAACATGGTGGAACTCGTACGAGCAGAACACTGCTGGTGCTTTGACGCTTGCTCAGATGGCTACTGCTTATAACACTGTTAGTGTTGGTAATGATCATCCTGATATGCTTCTTACTACTCAGACTTTGTTTGAAAAGTATGAGTCGTTGTTGCAGCCTCAGTTGCGTTATACTGACACTAAGACTGCTGATGCAGGCTTCCAAAACTTGTTGTTTAAGGCTGCTCCTGTGGCTTACGATGTTGATTGTCCTAGTGGGAACATGTTCTTCTTGAACAGTAAGTATCTCACTTTGGTTGGTCACTCGGACAAGTGGTTTGAAGTTACGCCTTTTGTTCGTCCTGAAAACCTTGATGCTCGTTACTCGGTCATCATGTGTTACGGTAACCTTACGATTCGTAACCGTAAGCGTCAGGGTAAACTTACGGCTAAGACTGCCTGAGTTTTTCCGACAAGGAACGCAGAGAACCCACCCTTCGGGGTGGGTTTTTTGTTGTATGGGTAACGTTTATTTGATCTTATAGGAATCTATTTTTAAGGAGTTATTATGAAAGAGCGTGCAGGTAAAGGCGGAGTATCTAAGGATACCAAGTATCGTACTGGTCAGATTAAAAGTAGCAATAATGGAGATACTTATTATTCCTATTTAAGCACGATGGGGAAAAGTCCAGTATATACAGGACAGCAAAAAGTTAAAGGCGGTACTAAAGTTACTAGAGGATCATCAAGCGATGATCTTAACGCAAAAGTTACTTTCCGCCCTGATGCAAAAAAGGCAGCAGCAAAAAAAGCAGTAGCAAAAAAGAAGGTTGCAAAAGCAACTGCCAAAAAGCGTTAGGTAACGATTCAGCCTACTAATGATGGCTGGAACACCTTTATATTCATACTACGGAGTCTCTGCAAACATAGGCTCACGACCATATGCCACGGCAGACGCAGCACCTGCGCCTGCTGGTGGCATGCCATACCTTGGACACACTCGTTGCATGGCTAACGAGGAGACATGTCAGGGTGCTCGTGCTAAAGATACTGAGTATTGCATAGGTCATTTACGACAGAGAGCGAAGGAGATAGCCAGTGAACCTGACTGAAATTCGTTCTAAGATTCGTGAGATTGTTGATCTTGATCAGCAAGATGTTTCTGACACTCTTCTCAATATGTATATCAAGGATGGCTTTGAACGTATTATTGCGTTGGAGCGACGTTGGCCTTTTTATCAGAAAACGTTTAATTTAAGTAGTGTTCAGGGTCAACGTTCTTATGATATTGATACTGTTGGTGATGGTAATTTGCGTGAGATTACTTCTGTCGTTGATACTTCTACGACTGGTAATCGTTTAGAGTATATTTCTTATGATGATGCTGAAGCAGTTTGGGTGGGATCTTATGACCAATCTTCACGACCCTTATATTTCACGTTTTGGCAGGAACAAATCCATCTTTTCCCGAAACCTGATGGCATCTATCCGCTTGTTGTTCGTGGATATCGTAAGCCTGTTGACTGGTCTGCTTCAGATTCTATTGAGGTTGATGCGGACGCAAGGCTTCATCAGCCTCTTGTGTACTACGGGGTTGCGCAAGTGTACCAACTGCAGGAAGATATTGAACTCGCCTCGTTTTACCGTAAATCG